TACAATGGTGCCATTTGGATCTTTAATGTTTTGAATAAGAACATCTGTCACTGGATAAGAAGTGTTGTCATCTGATATAAGTATATTTTCTTCAACTCTAAAATCTAATTGAAGTTCAAATTCTATTATTTTATTTGACTGTATTGCATTTGCAATTGTAGATGATGGTCGTTCTTTAATTACAGAGCATTTTACCGTTCTGTTATATTCCCAGTTGCTTTCCATTTCACCAATATCATTTTGAGTATATGAGGCATAATAAATATCAGCGGTCATTGGATACATAAAATCTGAAAATGATCCTACTGGTAACATTAGATCACTCCAGGGATTATTCTATTTTTATACCTTGATAAGATTTTATCTACCAGTAAGTTGCCTGTACCAAATGCCCCACCATCAGCAAACTTAATTCTAAATTCTTGATTATCAAACTCTACAATATTTCTAGAAAAATATCTCATATTATTACTAATAACATCTTGAACTAGAATTTCACATGCCTCTTCTACATCAGATGGAATAACTTTATATCCAAAATCTGCGTCAAGTAGATAATCATTTCCTGAAGCAAATGTTATTGGATAGTTTCTATCTGCCCAAACCTTTTGATACTCAACTTTATTTTCTAAATTATCATCATAAATAATTGATGTTCTATCTATACTAATTTTATAGTCATCAAGGTCTGCGTTAGAGTAATCAAATACGAGAACGCCATTTTCATAAAGATAATAGAGCTTATCAATATTTTCATTTACTGGTAAATAGTCTAATCCCATTCCAATAATTTCTTTTTGCTTTCTTATAAACTGAAAAGATCCTACCTCAGCTTCAATCATTTTTCTTGCAACTTTTTCTGCAGCAATACATTGTGCAGTAGTTATGTTAAGAACACCTTTGACTTTTGTAATATCACAATATGGTTTAACTACATCAATTCCTGTAGAATAAACAAGAGCAGAAGCCGAGGAATAAACATTAGCAAATAAGTTTCCTGAATAACTTAAATATTTAGAATTAAGTGTAAAGGTAACTTCTTTTGAAGAGCTTGATGTTGCTGATGCAGAATATGTAGAACCAGTAGTTAAGTCCTCGTACTGAATTGTATAAAGTTGTGATGCAGCAGGGACTGTAAACTTAGCTTGAATTTGTGTTGTCTCAGGAAGCCTTAAAATTTCCATTTACTATCCTCCAAAGTAGGAAGCTACTTCTTGGGGACTAGCTTCTCTTACCTTTTTTGAAATCTTAATCCATTGATCAGCAACGTCACTAGATACAATTGTGTAACCCTTTTCAAGTCTACCTAGTGTTGGATCAAATAGGTTATTGGGAGCAAACAAAGCAACTTTATCATTATTTTGATTACTCACATTAACTCCAATTCTCTTTATTATATCATCTAAAATGCTAAGGCAGGGAGCCGAAACTCCCTGCCCTTGCATCAGTAGACTACAGTAGATTACTTTTCTCCGAAAGCAACTGCATCTCTTTCTTCGATCTCAACACCAAAGCGAACGAATACTGTATATTCAACAGTATCCTTCTTTGGCTTGAACTCGCGGTGGACTGTAACATCTCTCTGGAATCCCCAAATTCTGTTTTCAGGGAATGTAAGTGAGACATAATCGTCTGGCATGAATGGAACCTCAACGATTGGTAGTCCTAGAACACGGTACTGTAGTGGTGCGCCAACAACCTGTGGTACTGTACCATCTACAATTCTCTCTACGATGCGCTCACTGTTAAAGTTACCAGTTTGTGCAAGGCTATTGAGAAGAGAAGAGATTGTTGGTGAACCAGCATAGAACTTCATTGCTGACCGTGAACCACGGTACTTGCGTGGCATGGCTAGAATGATGTTCTGTAGATCCTGAACTGTCCAAGTTGAACCGCTTGATGCAACTACTGTTGCTTCGTTTCCACTTGCTTCCTTTGCATAGAAACCTTGCATAATGTTAAGGAAGGAGTTAGTTCCTGATCCTGTACCGTTAATAGCAAGATCCTCAAGGTCGTTTGCGAATGCACGAGTCATTGAACGAACAAGGTGATCTTCAAGTGCTGCACCCTCAATGTTGTCCTCAAGGGCTTCGGTTGCTACTTCCCAATCCAAACGAATCTTCTTGGTAGTAATTTCAACCTTAGTGAATGCTACAGCGGCATTTGTGTAAGTGGCATCAGCCTGGGCTGCTGCACGGATAACACGTTCGCCAACATTTAGCTTCTCAAGTTCAGCGGTATTTGAACGCATTGTTACTCTGCGTCCATCTTGTGCTAGAACTTGCTGTTCCCAAATATATTCGATGAACTGGCGAGACTGCTCAGGATTGAGAATACCGCCGTCATCGGTTGTGCTGCCAACAACACCAAGATCACCTGCTACTGGATTGGTTACTCCACCAATTCCACCAGACACGATTGATCCTGTTGCTGCTGCTTTCTCTAGGATATCTTCTGACATTTTATTTTCACCTCCTATTATACTTACCGATATAGATCTGCGGATTTGAGGAAACGACCGCCCCACATCGACTTTTCTGTTTTTTCTTCCTGAACGATCCCGCCAAGATCGCCAGACTTACGAACAGCAGTATCAGCTTCAATTGCATCTACACGCTGTCCAAACTCTGATACATTACCTTTTACAGCTGTTACTTCTTCAGATACGCCATTGATTGACTTTGAAAGCTCTGCTACTTTATCAGCAATGCTTTTTACTGCTGCAGCTAGTTCATCCACAGCTCCAGCAACTGAACTCTTGATTTCATCTACAGCCTTAGCCAAGTTTTCTACGTTGCTATCTTCAGGAGTAGTGGACTTTTCAATATCTTCAGCTACTTCTTCTGTAACCTCTTCAGCTACCTCATCAGCAGATTTCTCTAAACCTTCAGAAGTTTCTTCAACTGCCTCTTCAGCAGCTTTTTCAATATCTTCGGAGACTTCTTCAACTGCATCTTCAACAGTTTCTACAGCAGCCTCTTCTGACTTTTCAACTTCTTCAACAATATTTTCAACTGCATCTTCAGACTTTAAAACTTCTTCAGATGCTTTTGCATTTTTATTCCTTGGAGTTGCCACGTTATTTCCCTCCTTTTCATTTTTATCAGCAATTGACTTGGCTATATTGTCAATCGCTATATCATCAGATTCAGCATCTGAAACCCTTGAAGAAAAACTCTTAATTAAGTTTTTTACAGTATCTGATTTCGCAACATCGCTACTCTCTACAAAACCAATGTTTGTCATATGACGACTACAATCTGGACAGTTATAATCAGACTTTTCGCTAATGATAATCATTTCGCTTGGCTCACACCAATAAACATTTTCAAGGTAGTTCTTTTCTATTTCTAGTGCCTGATCATTAAACTTTTGAATTGAAACTACGTTAGATGCTGGATTGGCTGGATTGTCAACTAAAGAAAGCTCATAAAGATCATAGTCTTTAATCATTCTTATTGGACCATCAACACCCTTTGCATAAACATCTTCTGTTTCATTAATTTTGCCACCAATAGAAAATCCAGTTAAAATTCTTTCAGTTACCTTGTGCCAGGTATCTTGTGCGCCCTTTGAAACATAAACATCGACAAAGATTCCATTATGAATTTCTCCAGTTTCTTTATCAAAATACTTGTCTCTTTTAAAAGAAATAACTTTACCAACAGCTAGTGGTGTATGTTGTTCACGAACATTGCCACGAAACTTATCAAATGCTCTCTCTGAAGCATCAATAGATACTATGTCCCCCTGCTTATCTACCACATCTGTAGTAGCCCACCCAGAGACAATTCTTTTTTCTGCATCTACTTTGGAAATTGGCATTAATATTGAAATATCATCGCCGCTAGTATTCCAGTAGGCTTTTTCAAATGCACTCATCTCAACCCTATTATACTGTTATATTTTAATAATTTTACCATATTGTTATTTATGGTGTTACTCTTCCTTCGCCGCCTGGATTTCTTCCCATTGCGGTATTAGGACTATCGCTTGCATTATCTTGTCTTTGTGTATCTCTTTGTCTATTACCCTGAGCATTTATTTCTGCACGTTGTTGTGGCTTAAGCTCAACAGGATCTTGACCACCATCCATCATTGGCATACCAAGTCTTTCTCTAACTTCATTTGGAACAATAACTTGCATCTTAAGATATCTCTCATCAATTTGACTTTGTGTATTTTCATCAGTCAGAGTTAGTTCATTTAACTTAAGCTTAAACATATCTGTTTTTTCTTTAATAATCTTATTTAAAACTTTTTCAAGCATTCTTTGTGCTGGTCTAGATACCTGCTCTTTAAATGTTCTATCTGATGCAAGAGCTGAAGCTATAGATACGCCAGCAGGGGAACCAACTTTAGAAATTGGTACTTGATGTGACATTAAAATATCTTCTTTATTTGCCTTATGATATTTATCGAATGATCCATCTTGAACTCCATTTTCTATAGGGTCCATTTTAAACTCTACTTTATTATCTGGAGAGTCTGCTGGAAGAGGAATATAAAGAGTTCTATGATTTTGTCCACGCAAACCTGACTGTAAAAATCTAAATAGTTTATCTTCTGATTCGTTACTTAATTTTGCACCTTTGAGTGTAACAATATATCTTGGAACAGCTTTATTTTCAAAATAATCAATATTATATTTTGCTGCTAGCTGATCTCCAACTATTGCCATTGAAGAGGAAAGTGAATCAGGGATACCGTAGTAACTATTCTTTGGAGAATACTTTTTAATATGAATAAGCTCATTTGGTCTTGGATCATTTGTAATATTATTTGGTGTTTTTGTATCCTGATAGTTTCTAAAGTATACTGTTTGTTGATTAATTATTTGAATATAACCATCTCTTAATCTTCTTACACGGATTGTAGTCGCAGGAATATGACCAATATATCCAATCTCACCAGTGACAGTTCTTCCGATTTCCAAGTACCCATTTCCAGTTGCTTCATAATCTGTCCACATTTTTTCAAGAATGTGTGTAAATGTATCTTCATCATTTTTACTTTCAAGCCAATCAATAAGTTCGTTTCTTGCACGTTGTATTTTTCTATATGCACGCTTAAATTGATCTTCACTAGCTGCTTCTTCAAGTTTTTCTGTTACAGCATCTGTAATCTCAAAGTTATATCCAAGACCAACGATATTAGATACCTTTGCATTTATTGCAGCGTGGTTTGGAAATGAAGAATCATAAAAACCTGCAAGCTCATCAAGATTATAAGGTGGAATTACCACGTCAAAAAGACCATATGCTGTAGTAATATCTTGTAGTGGAATAAGTTGTTTTGATTTTGTATCGTCTGAGCCAGTCCAAACCTTGTTTAATCTTGCTGCTCGTCTTTTAAAATTTGGGTGCAGGCCATCAAATTTTCTTACTTCTTCAGAATCTGTAGAAAATGGATCTATAAACTTTTTCTTTGTGCTTGATTCTGGATTATCTAGTTTCGCACGATACTCAATTTCGTTATTGGTTTCCATGTTTTTTCATTCCTCTTGAAGCATCCACCCATGCACCTAAATCTGTTTCTGATGGAATGTATCCTTCTTTCATCCTATTAAGTTGTTCGGAATGCTCTTCATCAGTTATTCTTCTTATTCCAGCTTGAAATACTGGTCTGCCTTCAGGAGCGCCGTAGTATGCTGCTGCTTTTGTTATTTTTGACATTGCTTCAATATCCCCAGGCCTTGCAGGAATATTCATAACATTACCATTTCCATCACTAAAAGGTTGACCACTTGGTAACATCCAAACATATAATCCGTAGTCTGAGGTCTTTTTTATTACAGTTAGCTTGGACTTACCGTTATTCATGTAAACTATTTTACCATATTAAATAGCTTTACCCGTAAAAGGAGACAA